CTTACTCACTGTGCAAGTCCCTTGGGATAGTGCACGAGGTGATGGACAACGGTGATGATATCACGGTGTTCATGGACCAATCAGACAGTGAGAGGTTTGTGGCCGCCGTGCCAAATTGGTTCCGTGCCCTCGGGTTCAATATGAAGATTGAACCTAGAGTGGATGTGCTGGAACATGTGGAGTTTTGTCAGATGCACCCTGTCTTTGATGGAAAAGAGTGGCGAATGGTGAGAAATGTTGCAGCGTTGGCGAAGGATCTTGTGTGTACAACCAACCAGCAGCAGGTGGACAAGTGGCTACAGGCTATAGGTGAAGGAGGGTTAAGCCTCACAGCCGGACTTCCGGTGTATCAAGCATTTTACCAATGTTTGATGCAGTACGGGGGGAAGGGGAAAAACAATACCGCAAAGTGGAAGTTATTCCAATCTAGCGGTTTCTTTCGCCTATCTAGCCTGGTTAAGCGTGACGCCTGCGCTGTATCTTCAGAAGCACGAGAGTCGTTCAACCGAGCATTCAAGATGAATTTCTCCCAACAAATGGCGCTTGAATGGATGTATGGCCAACTCAGTAAGGGCCCGCTGGGTATTAACCACACCGATTTCAATCTGCTAAGAGAAAACTCAACGAACTCCCCAGAACTGTTTACAACATGGCGAGAATGAAAAATAAAAACAAAAATAAAGAAGGCGCTACCTCAAAGCGTGAACTTGATCCTATACGAAGACCTAGAATTGGCATTGGTCGGCCCCGGCTTAACTTTGACGGGAACACGTTGCATGGCTTTAATTTCTTGCCCAACGTGAACACCGTCGCCTTCCGGGCCGTTACCGTAATCCCTATTGATTGCAGTGCTACTAATGTGGCCGGCGCTTCACCCAACATTAGTATTGCGGGTGCTGCTAATGGCCTCACTGCTGCTACTCGCATCTATGGGGAATACTGGTATAATTCGGTACAACTCCATTGGGTTCCCCATGTGTCACCTGGTGTGGCGGATGGTGGGTCGCCAATCTATGTGGGATATATCGATAACCCTGAGGTCATCACGTCGCTGCCTGCGGCCAGTGACGCCACGTTGATTACCCTTGTGCGATCCTTGAAGAATTGCAAAACCTTCAATGCTTGGCAAGGGTTTACGTACTCGGTTCCCCTCACGAAAAGGGTCCCGAAGTTCAACGTGGACACAACCCAGAGTTACCTTGATGCCCCTACCGTGTCACGGAGCGTGCAAGGCGTTGTCGTCGTCGGATACGAAAGTATCACGGCTGCGGCTAACGTTGGGCAGCTTCGATGTCAAACTTCCATTGAACTTCGTAATATGAACATTGTTCAGATCACTTGAGGCGTGTCTCTCCTGTCTTACTGGCTGACATTAAATGGTTCCAGAACTTTGGGATCCTCACCCAGGCAACCCTTAGGCTCACTGCGTCCTGAGTGTGCCCCATACGGCACTTCATTGGTAGATAAGCTCCTACCAGCTCTTGAAATCAACAACCATTCGCATCTTGGGAAACAAGCTTGGCAGGCCGGTGGTTCGGCCGCTGCGTGGTTTGGTTGTTGTTGTTACGTAAGCCCCTAAGTAAGGCCACTCGACCCTTAATTGGGCCGGTTGTTAAAGAGGTGCACATATTTGAGACATGACTAGCGGGAAAGACCGCTGAACGTAAAACCGGCTATGCCGAGAGAGCGGGATTACCTCCGCTTCACGTGTTTGGTTTCGTGGACAAAACCACGTTAATAAAGGGGCACGATGAGTGACTAAGGAAGTACCTGGGTTAGCTGAAGTATTCAGTTGAAGGCGACCCCAAGGGAAATCCTAAATAGTTTCCAC